ATATTATCCAGATTGTTCAGTCACACTTTGCCCTTGCGGGCAAAGTAAAAAACATTATCCGAGTTGAACAATATCACTTAGCGTTACAGCAGTTACAGAGGCGGTCATCCGGTACCTCGAGCTGTGTCTTTATATGACGGCGACTTGCAAACAAACGCTAACTTGCTTGCAAATGTAGGGCTACTACCCTTCCTTGTGCCTTAAAATACATGCTAAAACAACCAAACCGCGGCATTTTGCGATCCTCGTCCTGTTAAGGATAGTGGTTGAGTGCTCCTACGGCTGGAGACTTCCTTCCCTGCGATCCTAGATCCAGGTATACGGGCACATGAAATTAGCTTGTGCTTGCTTTAACCGTTTAATTTTTTGCCTTTGATGTGGGAGCCGTGGACACGAACTGATATCTGACCGTTGTAGTATTCGTCAGATTCCAATACCCTGCGTGTAAATTGTTCTCGTGCCTCGATGTATGACGTTTCTGCCTTGGACTTACAATAAAATAGTATTTCCCTGCGAAAGTTTTCTTGACCTAACTGCACAACATCCTTGCCTAACTCATCGCTGGAACCATAATAGTCCTGCCAATCGCTGTCAATTTTGCTGCGGATTTTCTTTTTCTTCTTGGTGCCGTTTTTTAGCTTGACCATTTTGTAAGTGGTTTTTGCAAATTTGGCTAGTTTTTTGCCTATGTACATACGCCCAGTGACTGTGTTTGTTATGAGATAAACAAACCCAACACAATCCTCGGGCAATTCTGTGATTAAATTATTTCCGTAGTACCAAGACATACACTAGTTAGTGCTATCTTGATCCTCGCCCAGTGCCTTTTGATTTGCCTTGCGTTCATGTTTAGCTGTATCCAAATACACACGATACTGTTGAACATGTTCCCGTCTCTGCTTTGCTATGATTCTAATCTGCGCTAACCAGTAGCGCATATTTTCGCCTGCCCTGCGTGTGCCTTTGCTTTGCCAGTCTTGATTGGCCTTAAAATATTCTCGAAAAGCTGCCATGAGTTGTTCATGGCTCTCTTCATTCTGATACGGCGACGGCTCTACATGCTTACTCATTTATTTCCAAGTCGTTTGCATAGCTGGTGTATCCGTTTTCTTTTATAACCTTGAGCACATTGTTAACACGACCAATCAACTCGTCCTTATGGCTTATCAAGAAAATGTTCTTTTTGCGTTCGCGACTCATTTTTTTGAGCACAGCCAAGGCTCCTTCAACACCCGATGCGTCTAATCCGTTATCAATCAGCTCGTCAACAAACAACAAATTGATATTTTGATACAAACTTTCCCACACATCTCTAAAACTGAAACTCATGCCCAGAATCAGTCTATTGCGTTCTCCCCTACTTAGGTTATCAAAGTCAAGATCTTGACCCAACTGTGTGATTTCCACAGTGAGATCGTTTTGAAACACCACAGTGTGAGGCAAGCCCATCTTGTCCAAATAGTAAGTTAGTCTGTTATTCAAGTAGGCCAAGTTCTGATCTATGATCTTTTTACGGATAAAACTGTCTTTGCTTGTGAGCAGTTTGAGCAAAAACTCTTGATGTTCTTTGAGACTGTTCAAGGCGTTCACAGTGTCCCATGACACTTCTTGCAAGGCTGTGTTGGTGAGTTCGTCAATGTTCTCTTGATATATGTCACTTTCTCCTGCCTTCACAGTGAGTTGTGTTTCCAAAGTTTTCAAATTGTTCTGATGCTTGAGAGCCTGTTCTACTGTGTCGTAATATGTGTTAGGACGAGCAGTCAACTCTCCCAGACTGGCAATTTCTGTTTGTATTTTGCCAAGATCCTTGGTTACTTTGTCAAAATATTTGCAAGCCTCTTGCAAGTGATTCTGCGCGGTAGTTGTCATTTCCTCATGCTTGTGATCATGCAACTCCTGCTCACAAGCATGACAGGTCTTGTTTGTCAACAAAGTCAGCTCGCGCTCATACTTGGTGACGCTTCGCTCTGCTTGGGCAATAGCGCTGTCCACGGTTGCTCTTTCTTTGTTTAGACTTTTGAGTTTGGCTGATTTTTCATCATGGTGTTTGAGTTCGGCATGTTTGGACAGCTCTGCCTCTATGTCCACATTTTCAAGTTCAACAATGGCACGACCTATTTTTTCAAGTTCTGTGGCATGCTGATTGCGCCAAGCTGACTGTTTCGTCAAAAAGCTGTCAATGCTTTTTTGAATTCCTTCATTGCTTTTTTTTATGGCTTCAATATTGGCAGTTTCTTGAATGATATTTTCTTTGCTTTGCCTAACTAATTCTTTTAGTGCTTCTGCCTTTTCGCTTAACAGTGTGATACCCAGCAACTGTTCAATAATCACACGCTGATCGTTGGCTCGCATGCTGAGAAATGGCTCGGTATAGGTGTTAAGAGCAACAATATGCTTGAACATGTCATGGCTCATGCCCAGCAGATCTTCCAAATCTCGTTGCGTTTCTCTAACATCGCCTTGGCTGTCATCCACTTCTTCAGTTTCTTGTGCCTGATCATTTACAAAAAATTGCAAAATGTTGGGCTTGCGACCCCGTTCGATACGATAATCCACACCATTTTTTTCAAATGCCAGTGTGACCAACATGTTTCTGTTGTTGGTTTTATTGATGAGATTGTCTTTTTTGATATTGGTCAATGCATTGCCAAACAAGGCAAAGCTGAGTGCATTCACAATTGTGGTTTTACCAGTACCATTACGACTGCCAGCATCATCTCCGCCTTGGTCCAAATTCTCACCCAGTACAAGAGTTAAATTTTCTTGTGCAAAATTCACAGCTTGGGTTTGATTTCCCACGCTCATAAAATTTTTAACTGTTAATTCTTTTAATTTTATACTCATAGGCTGTTGTAGATGTTTAACAAAATATTTTTATCATAAGTATCGCTGTCAATGCTTATGATCTGACTGCTGACAATTTGATCCACGCTTTCAAATGCTTGAATGTCAATGTCAGTATTGATTTCTGATGCTTTCTTTTCGGCAATAAGTGTTAGTTCGCGTATGTTATAGTCCGTGATGAACTTTTCTTTTATGAAACTGGCTTCTTCGTAGCTGATATCTATGTCTAGTGTAACACGAAGATGTTGCTTGGGCAAGATTATAGAGTCCGCTTTGTCAATCAATTGGCTTAGAGTCACTGTACGGAATGTGGGTTGACCTGGCCACGAGTGGTATTTGGGTTGTCCTCCCCATTCCAACACCATCATACCACGCTCGTCATCCCATGCATCAGCATAGTTGTGCGGAAATGCATTGCCAATATAAATCATATTGCGCTGTTGCTGTCGTTTGTGAAAGTGTCCGCTGAATCCCAGCTCGTAGTTTTTGAAACTATCAAGTTGAATCTCCCCGTGATCTGGCATTTGTACCATGGCATTCATGAAAAAGCTGGGCAACTCAAAGTGTCCAAAGATGTATTTGCCACCCTTCTTGCCTACACTTCTCCATTCTTCCCCAACAAGCCACGGGCAAAGTGTAACATTGCCAATGGTAGTAGGCTCGTGAACCACAGTGATTCCAGGAATATATTTGCCGAACTCGACAGAATGAATATCCCGCTTGTCTTTGTAATACAAATCATGATTGCCAGGAAAGAAATAAAATTGATCAAACGCCTGACCCAGCTTTTCCAAGGCCCTAAGGCTATAGTCCATAGTAGTGATATTAAGACTATTGCGATTGTGATGCCAATCGCCCATAAAAATTCCAACATCGCAACCCGCCTCCTTGGCTTTTGCAATATACCAATCCACAAAGTCTTCACAATCTTGATTATGCACACTGCTGTTTGATTTCAAACCAAAGTGTATGTCCGTGAAACAAGCAACCTTTTTAAATAAATTTGTCATTCAGCTCCTTCATCAAATCGTTTTATAGCTGCTGCATGCTCTCCAGCACCAGTTCTTGAATAGCTGGGATTCATGCCATTGATTTCAAGTATGTCATCTCGTATGTTTTGATTGCGTTTTTCAGTATTGATAACTCTAACAAAACTGTTGGTCACAGCTGCAGTGAAATAGGCAAATGGATTATCGCTTTTGCTTTCGTCGAACTGCAAACCAATCTGTGTGAGCTGCAGAATGGCCATGCCTTTCATTTCGTCATTGTAAGTGTAGCCACGCACATTACCACGAGTAGCATATCGTTCACATAGCTTGATCATCATGCGAGCCAATGTATTGGTAATTTGTCCAGCATCTTTATCAAAGTGGCCCCTTTCCAGATCACCCTTCCAGTGACTTTTGCCCACGCAAATTAGTGTTTCACCGGTTTCGTCATCAAACTTCCAATGCTGAAATGGCGGAAAGTTAACTTTGTCTCTGTGATCCGCAAGACTTTTGGGATTCTTTTTACGAACATTGTTCAGCGGAATATGATCAAACGTCATAACTCTGAATACAACGTCTGTTTTGGCCACTTTCTTGTAATCAACTTCGCAGTCCGCAATCTTGACTTTTTCGCCTGCTTCTTTGCGCCGGTCAAATTCCTGTTGACCCAATCGCTTGGCCTTGACTCTCTTGGCTTCTGCAATGGTTCTCACATTGATTTTGTCAACGCTGGGCAAAATCAAATCATACTGATGATATTCAGGGTTGGTAAAACTGCAATAAGAAGTTTTTGATCTATGTATTTCCAACAACATGTCTTTGTTGTTCAGATAATTAACTTTTACGGTCATCCTTGAGAGTCCTTTAATGTCTAATTATAAACTACGCACAGAATAAAGTCAAATAAATAGAGTATCAAAAGGAAAGATAATATGTCATTTACTGATAGTCTATTACAATCTGTATCCACCGTGGGCAATATTGCGGCTGGCTTTGGTGCAGTAAGTGGTCTGGCATCTGCACTCAGCACAGGATCAAATATTCCAGGAGCGTTATCCAGTGCATTAAGAAGCGTTAACCTACCACCAGCCGGACAAGCAGTTGCGGGATTGCTTGGTTCTGCCAGCGCAGTATTTGGAGGAGATACCAGCCCAAATGATTGGCGTGTTAGATTAAGTATCAGTAGTGCTCCCAGCTTTCAATCCAGTCCTGTGCTTGCTCCTTTAAAGAAAGCAGGCGGGTTGGTGTTTCCTTATACTCCGCAAATCAATATTGCCAGTGCCGCAAAGTACAGTCCTATCAGTACTATTCATACTAATTATACCATGCAGTCATTTCAATACAGCGATCCAGGCTCCATCACTATCACAGCTCCCATGAACGTTGAAGATGCTACCCAGGGCCTGTATTGGATTGGCGCTGTGCACTATTTGAGAAGTTTGACCAAGATGTTTACCGGCGAAGATCAATTAGCAGGCAATCCACCGCCAATTATTTTCCTAAACGGATACGGCAGTTACGTATTCAAGAATGTTCCAGTTGTTGTGACACAATTTTCTATTCAGCTGGACACTGATTGTGACTACATAGGCGTTGATACTTCAGGAGCCGGTGGCGGGCCGTTGGGTGGTTTGGGAGACGCTGCTTCAAAACTAAATGACATAGCTGGTATAGCAGGAGCATCCGTTCCCGGGCTATCCAGTGTTGCCAATTCACTAAGTAATGCAGCCGGTGTTTTGGGATCTGTAGCCAGCATCGCCAATACTGTATCCAGCCTTGCGGGCGGCAGCAGCAGCGGGGATGTAACACACGTGCCGACCAAGAGCAGTCTTAGTGTAACACTACAACCTGTGTACAGTAGAGACAGTGTGAGAAATTTCAGCCTGGATCAATTTGTTCAAGGCGGATATTTAAACAATTCATTTGGATATATCTAATATGGCCAAATATTCAAGTACAAGTCCTTGGTACAAGACACCAGTTACTAATAATTATCTTAACTCGTTAACTATTCGCCCAGTTAGTGCTGAAACAGATGATTACTTGTATACCATTGAAGCACAGTATGCTTACCGTCCAGATCTATTGGCATATGATCTGTATGGCACATCTAATCTTTGGTGGGTGTTTATACAGAGAAATTTGAATGTTCTTCAAGATCCTATATTGGATTTTGTTCCAGGCAAAAAGATTTACATTTGTAAAAAAAGCAGCTTAATTAAAGCACTAGGACTATAACCATGGGTATATTTGATAGCGTTGGAGCAACCATAACTTCTGGTTTATCAGGGGCAATAAGTGCTGTTGAAACAGGTGTAGCATCTGGACTTTCATCTGTCACCAATGCATTATCAGGAGTAACATCTTCTGTTAACAACCTTATTAATGGCGCCAACGGAATATTATCAGGAGACGGTGGCATTGGCGCTCCTTTTCCGTCTTTAAGTAGCCCAGCAACAAGCGAATTTCCCTTGCCAAATCCGCTGTTTAAATATGCAACATACAATTGTATTTTAGGACTGGCAGCATTGCCTAAAGATTTTTTAGAAAACCCTGACAGCACATATAGAGTGGGTGCAAGGGCGCCTTTGATTGCAAAATCTGCTAGTATAGATCCTTCTAACCGCGTAGAACTAGCTGACGGAAGTTTTGAATTTTATATTGACGATCTTAAAATTCACAGCATGGTAGGATGGGAAGAAGGAAAAAATACCAATGCTCAGAATATGTCATTTAAAATATTTGAACCCTACAGTATGGGACAGTTTTATGAAGCATTACAAGTGTCTTCACAAAAACTAGGGCACAAAAATTGGACCGATGCTCCCTACATGATTACTATTGATTTTTATGGTAACAAAGAAACTGGAGAAATGGAACACATTCCTAAAACTGATAGACAAATTCCAATCAATATTACCAAAATTGAATGTAAAGTTTCACACGAAGGTACACGCTATGACTGTGAAGCCTTTCCTTTCAATCAGCAAGCCATAACTGACGGATTTAAAAATTTCAAATCAGACATATCTATCAAAGGTACAACTGTTCAAGAAATGTTGCAATCGGGCCCAAAAAGTTTAGAATCCGTGATTAATCAAAAACTAAGAGACATTGCAGATACAAATAGAATTGAAAGACCTGATAAAATTTTAATTTTATTCCCAAAGGAAGCTGCTTCAGAAGCAACCGGTTCTTCTTCTAACGACGGAAATACTGAATCTTCTTCTGATAACACCGCAACAACAGCCGCTGACCCTACAAATTCTTCTACTCCAGCATCTTCTGTTAATGCAAAATTGCAAGTGAGCGAAAATGAAAATAGTAATCTAGTACAGTCCAAGGCAGATGTTAATGCTATTGGCCGAGCCAAAATGGGTTTCAGTGACATTAGACGCGGCGATGCTCCTATGGGACTTGACAAAGATGTTTACAGTGACGGTGCTGTTATGAATCGCAATAAAAATACTATAAATGTCAATCAATCAGACATGAAGTTTAGACAAGACACTGATATTTTAAATGCTATAAACCAGGTCATATTGGCCAGTGAGTTTATTGACCAAACCCTAGATCCTGGTGCAGTGACAGCAGAGGGTTATAAAGGATGGTGGAACATAGATGTTCAAACTTATATTATAGGTGATATGAACAAAGCTACCGGCCTTGCTCCCAAATTGTTGGTCTATAGAATATTGCCTTATAAAGCACACATGAGCTCAGGCCCTGTTGCACCCAATGTAAAATCATCAGGATTCAAAGCCCTCAAGGACCAAGTGGTTAAGGAATACAATTATATCTATACCGGAAAAAATGTAGACATATTAAAATTTGATATAGATTTCAAAACCAATTTCAGAGGGGTATTATTAGCAGACGGAGGAACTGCAAACCAAGGTGTTCTTACACAGGCAAATACTGGTGGTGCCACTGAAGATAATGTTCCTGATAAACAAGAAATTATACCTGGTTCAGATCCTTCATCGGACCCGTCTATTCCACAAAGTGTTAGTTATTTTCAGACCTTATCCAACACAGATAAGCTGGGCGGAGGCGGCGCTGAAACACAAGCCATGCGGGCAGCCAGAATGTTTCATGACAGTCTTACCAAAGGCACAGATATGCAAACATTGAATATGACAATTGTGGGAGATCCTTACTATATTGCCATGAGTGGAACTGGTAATTATACAGCCCAGGCTTCTTCCGAAAATCTCAACAACGACGGTACAATAAACTATCAAACGGGCGAAGTTCATATTACTGTAAATTTTAGAACACCCGTTGATATCAAACAAGAGACAGGATTGTACAATTTTGGAGAAAATCCCACAGTGCCTGTGAAAAGTTTTAGTGGCCTTTATAAAGTACAGGCAATTGACAGTACATTTAGCAAGAATCAGTTTACACAAGATTTAAATCTATTTAGATTACCAGCACAAGAACTACCAGGCGGCGGCACAGCAGCTACAGCAATGAGTGCAACAAGAACTCAGGAAAATAAAGGACCTGACAATTTGTCTATTAATAACGGGAAAGGACCAACAACCAACGAAGCCAATGTGGTACAAAGTCAAGTTGATGACGGCGGCGGCGGCGGTTCAAATCCAGGCGACACAGAAGAAGAATAAGGAACATAACATGCCAATTAATAATGATGCAGGTACTAGCACAATAGCACAACCAGATCCTAAACCTGGTCCGTTTTTAGCCAAAATTGTTAGCAACATAGATCCTACCTATATGGGAATCTTGGAAGTTCAACTTTTAAGACCTACTGGTAACAGCGATAGTGATGGTCAATTGCATCAGGTCAAGTACATGAGTCCATTTTACAGTGCAACTAATGTGCTGTATAATGGCAAGGATAATGATTATCCTAATACACAAAAATCATCGGGCATGTGGATGGCACCTCCTGATATTGGTCAATTGGTCATGGTATTTTTCATTGACGGGGATCCTAGACAGGGATATTGGATGGGCTGTGTTCCTGACCTTAATGCTAATTTTATGACACCTGGTCTGGCCGCAACAGCAAACAATGTTGAAGGCGGCTTGGACACTCCATACGGGTATGCCAGTCGTGTTCCTGTGGCAGAATATAATAAAAATTTTCCAGGTAATAAAACCTTAACTGATGCTACTCAAATTAAAAAACCAACGCATCCTTTTGCTCAAGTGCTAGCAGATCAAGGCTTGTTGTTGGACGATATCAGAGGAATCACTACCAGTAGCAGTCGTAGAGAAGCTCCATCAGAAGTGTTTGGAATCAGTACCCAAGGACCCATTGATAAAACCGGACAAAAAGGTGATTACGGTAAAAATGAATACATGGTGCAAAATGCTCCTATTGATCGAATGGGTGGCAGTACATTTGTCATGGACGATGGAGACGATAAATTTTTGCGTAAAAAAAGTCCCAGCGATGATGGCCCTAACTATGCAGCAGTTGAAGAAGGCGAAACAGACGGCGATGTTCATCGTCCGCACAACGAACTGATTAGATTACGCACTAGAACAGGTCATCAGATACTGCTACACAACAGTGAAGATTTAATTTACATTACCAACAGTCGCGGTACAGCATGGATAGAATTGACCAGTGATGGAAAAATTGACATCTATTCACAAGACAGTATCAGTATGCACACCGAACAAGATTTTAATTTTTATGCTGAACGAGATATCAATATGGAAGCAGGGCGCAATTTTAATATTAAAGTTACAGAAGAGATGCATACACATGTGCTCAAAGATCACATATTAATTGTAGACGAAAACCAAAAAATTCATATTAAAATGGATGTAGACAAAACATACGATCAAAACTACAAGCATCATGTGAAACAACAGGTAGATACATTGTATGATACAGATCATCTGCACAAAGTGGGTGGTGATTTTGATCTCGATGTTGGTGGCCACAATTTTCAAACATCGGGAGGATCAAATGAAACAAAAGCCGGAGGTAACATAGTAGAAACAGCTCCTGCAATTCATATGAATGGACCTGGAGCATCTGCAGCCGCATCAGCAAGCACGGCAGAATTACCTAAAATATTGCAAACTAGTTCACTTCCGGGTCCACCCGACGGAGAAAGTTTTGTACAAAGTATTATGCGACGAGTTCCTACCACAGAACCGTATCCTCAGCATGAAAATTTAGATCCTAAAAAATATAAACCAGATCTAACAGATAGGGATGTTGAGACTCGATATGAAGGCAACAGTGAAAGCATGCTGACTCCGCCAGACACATGGAAGCAGTACTCCACTTCAGTTGACACTTTCCAAAGAACACAACCACTACAAGGACAACTTGAAGATCAGTATTCAGGCATAATATAACATGACACCAACACTATATACCACAACTCAAGTATCTACAACTCCAAGCAACCCTGCGCCGTTAACAAGGCGATACAGAGGTTTTAGCACAGTCAGCAAAGCCACTGAAAATTATGCGTTATTTGATTTTGAATTGATTAAACAAGATCTTTTGAATCATTTTTACATACGGCAAGGTGAAAGACTTATGAATCCTGCTTACGGGACCATAATATGGGATTTATTATTTGAACCATTGACACCCGAGATACAACACATAATATTGCAAAATGTAAATGAAATTTTCAATAGCGATCCTCGAGTGCAGGCAAAAAGTATTGTGATAACGCCCTATGATACTGGATTAGAAATTCAGTGCACGCTGACTTACCTGTTGTACAACATACAGGAACAGCTGAAAATGCGTTTTGATCAGGCCAACGGTTTATCTGCACAATAATATACGCATATAACGAAACCCAATAAATACAATTATTAGGATATATCATGAGTTCAACGGATAGACAAAATAACCTGCTGATTGCTGAAAATTGGCAGAAAATTTATCAGTCATTTAAAAACGCAGATTTTCAAAGCTATGATTTTGAAAATATTCGCCGTACAATGATTGATTATATCCGTACAAATTTTCCTGAAGATTTCAACGATTATATTGAAAGTAGTGAATACCTTGCATTAATTGATTTGATTGCTTTTATCAGTCAAAGTATTGCGTTCCGCGTTGATTTAAACGCTCGTGAAAACTTTCTTGAACTTGCAGAAAGACGGGACAGCGTGTTGAGACTCAGTAGGATGATCGGTTATAACGCTAGGCGTAACACGTCTGCTCAGGGATTGTTAAAATTTAACACTGTGAGCACTACTGAAAACATACTTGACAGCAACGGCCGCAATCTTTCAGGTCAGTCTATTCAGTGGAACGACCCTAGCAATGCCAATTGGTATGATCAATTTATTAAAATAGTAAATGCCGCACTGCCAAATAATCAGCAGTTTGGTACGCCTGTTGATAGCGCCAGCATAAACGGAGTTCCTACAGCTCAATATAGATTCAACTCATCCAGCACCAATGTGCCAATTTATAATTTTAATAAAACCGTTTCTGGCCGTAGTATGAACTTTGAGGTTACCAGTACCACTTTTAAGGGAAAAACTTACATTTATGAAGAAGCTCCAAAAGTAGGTAATAGTATTGCGTGTGTTTATAGAGATGACGGCTACGGGGCAAGTAGTGCTACTACTGGATTTTTCTTTAATTTCACTCAAGGTACTTTGCAAACAGGCTCGTTTAATATTACACACCCAGTGGGTAATCAAACAGTAGATATTGCTACGCATAACATCAACAACGATGATATATGGTTATACAATTTAAATCAAACCACTGGACTAGAATCTACTTTATGGACACAGGTTCCTGCTGCTGCAGGTAACAATGTTATCTATAATAGTTTAAATTCAAAAATAAAAAATATCTATAGTGTTGTAACGCGAGCAAGCGATGCTATCACTCTGAGTTTTAGTGACGGTATTTTTGGAAATTTACCGTTGGGCAATTTTAGAGTTTATTATAGAGTAAGTAATGCTTTAAATTACACAATTAATCCAGCAGATATTGTTAATATTGTTGTTGCTATTCCGTATTACGGATCTTCAAGTAAGAAAGTAGAAACTTTAAGTATCAGCTTGAATCTTGTTACCAGTGTTGCAAATTCTAGTACTACAGAGACTAATAAGAGTATTAAAACTAATGCTCCGCAAACATACTATACACAAAATCGTATGATTACCGGAGAAGACTATAATATTGGACCGCTAAGTGCAAATTTATCTGTGGCAAAAGTAAAAGCAGTCAATCGTACCAGCAGCGGCATCAGTAGATATTTTGATTTAACCGATCCTACTGGGAAATATTCCTCAACAAATCTCTTTGCCGACGACGGCATAGTATATCAAGAATTTTACATTAACACTTTGAACTTTGCATATGTTACACAAACTGACATCCAGGGTGTAATCTACAACTCCATTTATGATCTATTGAATACACCGGACTTGAGAAATTTTTATTATACCAATTACCTAGATTTTTTAAATGTCAGTTTAAATATCCAATGGAATTCAGTGACCAATGACAGTAATAGTTCAACTGGGTACATCAGCTTGATTAACAATCTATCAGGAATTAACCTGTCTCCTTTGAAAGTAGGGTCATTTACAACAAACGATTTGAAATATCTTACCACAGGTTCGTTGGTAAAATTTTCAGCACCCGTTGGTTATTATTTTGATATTGTCAATAACAACGCTCTAGTACCTGGATCTGCAACAAAATTAAATTCATCTAGTTACATCTGGGCAGAGGTAATAAATGTTGCTGATGATGGTACTGCCGGCGGCACTGGAATACTATCCAACAGCCAGGGCACTATTGTTTTAAACAAATCTGTTCCAAGCAATGCCATTGCTACACAGATTATTCCACAATTCACAGTTACCATCAGCCCCACAGTTGTTACCACCATGATTGATGAAATATTTGCCAATCTTAACTTTGGTTTAAGATATGATGCCACTTCGCAAAGTTGGCAAATAATTTTTGCAAATGATTTGAACACAACTTCTGCATTTAATTTGGGAAATCAGGGCAACACTGATAATTTAAATTTAGACTCAAGCTGGATTCTATTGTTTACCACCGACACTGAAAAATACACAGTCACTTCTAGAAATTTAAGGTATATCTTTGAAAGCAATAAAGAAGTCACTTTCTATTTTGATAACAACAACACAGTGTATGATACCATTTCCAGTAACACCATTCAAGACACTATAAAAGTATTAAGCATTAACACACAGCCTGATGTTGTTGTACCTTTTACTTATGACTTAACTTGGCAAGTGACCAGTGCATACACCGGAAAAGATGGATATATTGATCCTAAAAAAATTGTGATTACTTTTGCCAATTCTGGAGGATCAAATGTAGTAGACAATCCTCAACTGTTTTTAGATATTGTTAATCCAGCAGTAAATTATTTAAACAAGTATATTGTTCAAGAACGATATGTTATATCTGAAGGGCAAGAGGATTACAAATATATCAGCAACGATGCAATACGGGGCCCTGTTAGAATATTTGCCAATCAATCTCAAGCTGGTGTATTAACCCAATACCCGGACGGAGCGTATTTGTATTTTATTGACTCAGCAACTGTTTTTAAGCTGACTGCTTCTACAGGACATCTAAGCCCTACACTGGATTACAAACTGTATGTGGGTCGAGATAATTTAAAATTTCAATATGTTCACAGTGCAGATTATGATAGCAGAATAGATCCAGGTATCAGTAATATCATGGACATCTATATTTTAACCACTAGTTATGACACAGCTTTTAGAAATTGGGTGAACAACGGCGCCGCCGACGATGGAACCAAACCATTGCCTCCTAGTAGTAGCGAACTAAACAGTCTACTCAGCAGCAAGTTAAATCTAATTAAATCAATCAGTGATGAAATAATTTATCATCCGGTAAATTATACCTTGTTGTTTGGGCCCGCGGCCGCTTCGAATTTACAGGCAACATTTAATGCAATGATAAATCCCAACAGTGCAGTTTCAAATGCAGATGTACAGGCCAGAATCTTAAAGGCAATAAATGTATTTTTTAGTTTAGACAACTGGAATTTTGGTGATACATTTTACTTTACTGAATTAAGCACCTATGTTATGAATCAATTGACACCCGATCTAATTTCATTTGTGATTGTGCCTGTTCAGCCAGATAACTTTTTTGGATCATTATTTGAAATACAGTGCGCAACTGACAGTATATTCATAAGTTGTGCAACTGCAAATAACATTGTTATTGTGAGCGGGCTCACTAGCACCAATTTAAAAACAATAACCACTCCTCCCGTAAACAATTTAGTAAACAATCAAACAGTAACTAGCAATCCCCTTGGAGGAACTCAAAATGGCAAATAATGTCAATGGCAAACCAGGACTGAGCGCAAATTTATTACCTAGTTTTTATCAAACTCCTGCAAATAAAAAGTTTCTACAAAGCACAATTGACCAGTTATTTCAACCAGGCAGTTTGACCAAACTAAAAGGTTATGTTGGTCGAGAAAATGCCAAGGCCAGTAATGGCAATGATATCTATACAGCTAGCGCTGATCAAAATAGACAAAATTATCAATTGGAGCCCGGGCTTGTAATCAAAGATTCTTTGAATAACATAACTTTCTTCAAAGATTATATGGACTATATCAATCAAATTGATGTGTTTGGTGGCAACACAGCCAACCATGCTAGATTAAACAAACAAGAATTTTATAGTTGGGATCCGCATATCAACTGGGATATGTTTGTAAATTTTCAAAATTATTATTGGTTGCCTTACGGTCCAGAAACAATCACAATATATGGTTATCAAGATATTGCCAATACAACATATAGTGTGGAAGTTCAAAGTGAAGGACCTAACAATCAATATATATTAACTCCCGACGGTGCCACGCCCAACCCAACTATTAAATTGTATAAAGGAAAAACATACACTTTCAAAATTAATAGTCCTGGTAATCCTTTCAGTTTTAAAACAAGCAGAAGTATTGGCACTACCAACCGATATGCATATCTAAATGCTATTGATAATTACGGGGTGGAGTCTGGAACAATTATTTTTACAGTGCCCGACACTGCTCCTAAGATATTATATTTTCAAAGTGAAACCGACATAAATCTCGGAGGCACTATTGAGATACATTCAGTTGTTGACAACACACATATTGATGTGACTAAAGAAATCCTTGGAAAGACTTCTTTAATACTAAAGGACGGTACAGCTCTTAGTAATGGAATGAAAGTGGCATTTGGAGGTAAAGTTGTACCTGAGAGTTACTCGTCCGGACAATACTATGTTGAAGGGGTAGGAACAGCAATTGTTCTTGTTCCTGTATCAGTGCTAGAAATAATAAGTCCTTGGTCAACGGCTCAATCTATACCATTTGATACCACTGCATTTGATAAACAGCCTTGGGATAATGCAGTTGGTTATGCTGGCGAAACTGATTACATAACTATTAATAGAGCCAGTAGAGATCACAACCCTTGGAGTAGATATAATCGCTGGTTTCATAAGGATGTTATATCAAAGAGTGCCAGCTATAACAACAGTTTCATAAGTCTTGATCAAACAAATCGCGCCGTGCGTCCTATTATTGAATTCAATGCAGACATACGATTATTCAATTTTGGAACAACGGCAATCATGGATATTGATGTGTTTGACGATGCTACTGGAAACACCCTCTTGAATCCCAATGCACCGTCCGTATTCTCCGCTATTGAAGGCAAAGCAGGCTACAACCAACCAACGCTTGATGTCAACAAAGTACTGCCATTGACGGAAGGCATGTTGGTGTTGTTTGCGGGTGATCCTGATCCGTTGGTGCAAAATAAAATTTACCGGGTTGAATATGTTGATGTGAAGCATCTAAATCCAACTAGAGACTTGCCGGCCGGAAGTAGACAACTGCATTTAGTAGAAGTAGCCACGCCGATGATTGATCAAGTTGTTTTGGTGAAACAAGGAAAATATCAAAGTCAAATGTTCTGGTACAACGGAACAAAATGGCTGCAGGCACAACAAAAAATCAAGGTAAACCAACCTCCACTTTTTGACATATTTGATGATAATGGGATTAGTCTTAGCAATCTTGGCACATACAGCGGGTCCACATTCAAAGGAACCACACTGTTTTCTTACAAGCAAGGCGCAGGTACAGCTGATGCGCAACTGGGCTTTCCATTGAGCTACCAAAATGTTAACAATATAGGAGATATTGTTTTTAACTTTGATTTGGTAACAGATACATTTGAATATAAACAAAATCTAAAACTACAAACAAAGAATATTGATACAGGATACCTGTCATTGTTGACCTATGCAGGGTCTACTGCATATCTAAATGGTTGGCAACTTTGCACAACACCTGATGTACAAGCGGCAATTAGAATATACAAAAATTCGGGACTTACCAATTCTTTCAAATTAGATATTTTTGATGATTCTTCAAAACTGCTTGATTTGTCAGTCAAAGTTTATATCAACGGAATTAGATTGCCTAGTTCAAAATGGAACATAGTTGATTCAAAGCCTTATAAAATTATTAAATTGATCAGTGCTATTTCTCAGACGGATGTATTAACCATACGAGCATTTTCATCTCAACCTATCAACAGTAATGGGTATTATGAAATTCCTTTAAACTTACAAAATAATCCTCTGAATAACACCATGTCTAGCTTCACACTGGGAGAAGTAATAGATCATGTGAGCAGTATAGTGGATAATATTCCTGGCTTTATAGGCATGTTTCCAGGTAACAGCGAGTTACGAGATCTAGGAAATATCACTCAATATGGCACCAAATTTGTTCAACACAGCGGGCCGTTGAGTCTTGGAATTTATCATGTGGCCAGCGAGAGTAACAACATAATCAAGGCTGTGCAACAGTCAAGAGATGACTATAACAATTTTAAACGCCTGTTCATAAGCACAGCCAGCAAGCTGGGCGTAGACGGCGATCCAGTTACATTGGTCAATTTAATTTTACAAAAAATTAATGCAAATAAACCAAACACTGCGCCTTACTATTTCAGTGATATGGTGCCATATGGAGCCTGTATTGTAACAAATCTCACAGTGGTTGACTCAAGGATTCGCCAATATCCGCTTAGTGCTGTATTCACGCTGGACACACTTAGTAACAAGGCAGTGGGTTTATATCTGAATGGAGTTCAATTGACCCACGGCAGAGACTATAATTTTGACAATCAAGGAAATGCAATTATTGTAACAAGTGTTAATCTCAATAATGGAGATACTATCAGCACTTATGAATATGACAGTACAGACGGATCGTTTGTTCCTGCTACTCCTACCAAATTGGGCATGTGGCCAGCATATATTCCTCAGATTTATCTAGATACCACATTGATAAATCCACAAACGGTAATACAAGGTCACGATGGTAGTATCATGTTGGCCTATGGCGACTACAGAGATGCATTGCTTTTGGAATTAGAAAACAGAATTTTTAACAATATCAAAGTAAAGTATGATACTGATATTTTTGATATATCGGATATCGTGCCCAGTTACAATCGTGCAAATGATTATAGTAGAGATGAATTCAATACTGTGCTGGCTCCTAATTTTTACAAATGGACCAATCTAATAGGTAAAGACCTAACTACGCCGTTGAGCTATGATAGAACTAATAGTTTTACTTTTAATTATTCTAAAAATACTGCTCCAGATGGCACATCTCGTTTACCGGCATACTGGAGAGGAATTTATCGGTACCTTTTAGATACCGATCGTCCTAACATATGTCCTTGGGAAATGCTAGGATTTAGTGTCATGCCAAGTTGGTGGACAGAAGTGTACGGGCCCGCACCTTATACCAGTAACAATTTGCCCCTGTGGCAAGATTTGTCAGCTGGTGCACTAAGGATACCTAACCAGCCAGTTACTTACAATAAAAAATATGCCAAACCTTTCTTGCTAGATCACATTCCTGTAGATGAAAGCGGCAACCTTGTAAGCCCTCAACTATCTAGAATAGCCGGAGGCACAATACATCCCAGCATAGATAACAATTTTGTGTTTGGAGATGGTAGTCCTGTTGAAAATGCATGGACAAGAAGTAGTTATTATCCGTTCAGTGTGTTAATTACCAACATACTATTATCTCCTGCCAAGGTATTTGGCTTATTGCTTGATAGATCCAGAGTCAAACGAAATCTAGCAGGGCAATTGATTTATACTTCTACTGGTTTACGATTAAGACCTTCGGACATTGCATTGCCTAGTGTGTATGCAAGTACCAGTAGAATACAAACAGCCGGACTTGTTAATTATATTGCTGATTTAATTTTTAATTATATCTTCAGCAACAATCTTATTAGCTATGATGCATACGCCACCGATTTGAAAAAAATCAATACTCAATTGAGTTATAGAATTGGCGCGTTCACGAATAAAAGTCAATTTAACTTTTTGCTAGAATCCAAAACACCAACCAGTACCGGCAATGTTTTCATTCCAGTTGACGATTATGATATATTTTTAAACAAGTCCAGCAGCGTAAAGAAATTAACATACAGCGGGGTAATTATAACCAAGCTATCAACTGGGTTTGAAATCAAAGGCTACAGTATCACACAACCTTATTTCAATTATTACCTTCCTACTACTAGCGTAGGAACCAGTGTGAATGTGGGAGGAATATCAGAAAATTATTCAGTTTGGACGCCAGGCAATCATTATGTATTAGGCTTAGTGGTATTACACAATGCAATCTATTACCGGACAGTTGTAACTCATTCATCCACTGACACATTCAACAACAGTTATTTTTCACAGCTGGCTGGGTTGCCAATGACTGGAGGAGTGTCAGCAAAATTTAAAACAGCATGGAACCGTTCAAACTTCAATGTGGCTCCGTATGGCACATTGTTTTTAAAAATACAAGATGTGGTGGATTTCCTCTTAGGGTATGGAGAATATCTAAAAGATCAGGGATTTTTATTTGACGACTTCAATAAAAATTTATCGTCAGTAGCCAACTGGGAAACAAGCACTAAAGAATTTTTATTCTGGACCACTCAGAACTGGAGTACTGGTCAAGATAAATGGAATGATTGGTCGCCCAACCAATCTTATACTTATGGTTCCATAGTAAGATACGAAGCAGACTACTACAGTGCACTGTTCAATATTTCTACCGCAACCGTGTTTGATTATGCCAAGTGGTCACTATTACCAGGTTTGAGCAATGTGGGCAGTAGTGTGATAAGTCTTAGTCCCAGTGCAAATGGAATTAATTTTGTAACCAATCTGGCTGTGGTTGACAGTATCTCAGGCGGATTCCATCCTTATGAAATTTTTAAAGTTGACGGTACTCCTTTTGAACTGGCGCATATAGACAGCTATAGACAAGAAAACACAGTAACTTACAGTCCAAGAACTACCGACGGGATATACGGTGCCAGTTTCTATCTAGTGCAAAATGAACATGTGGTGGTAATTAATAATACCACAGTATTCAATGACATTATATACAGTCCTACAAGTGGATATAGACAGGAACGATTGAAAATATCTGGTTATGTTACTATCAATTGGTACGGTGGTTTAGATATTCCAGGATTTATTTTTGATGCAGCCGCTGTACAATCATGGCAAGCATATCAAGATTATCATGTGGCAGACATTGTAAATCATCAAGGTTATTATTATAGTGCAAACAAGTTTCTTGCGGGTGCTCCTGTATTTACAGCTACCGATTGGAACTTGTTACCAAAAAAACCTACTAGTCAAATTTTGCCTAACTGGACAAATATAGCTACGCAATTTACTGATTTTTATGGGTTAGAAGTTGATAGCTTCAACAATAAACAACAAAGCATAGCTCATCATTTGATTGGCTATCAGAAGCGTCAGTACCTTGATAACATCATTCAAGATGATGTAAGCGAATTTAAATTCTATCAAGGCATGATTCGTGAAAAAGGCACTCAGAATGTTCTTAACAAATTATTTGATGTGCTCAGTTCGGATGCTTTAGAAAGCCTTACTTTTTATGAGGAATGGGCATTACGGGTGGCTCAGTACGGCGCCTCAAACGCATTTGAAAATATTGAATTCGTCTTGGATCAAGCCAAGTATTCTAGAAACAAATCGCAATCTACATTATTGATAAACAAAACTGATGCCACAGTGAGTCCTTTTGTTATTCAACAAATTCCCAATGATATCTATCTAAAACCCTTGGGCTATAAGTCTGACCCGTTTCCTTTGCAGGATAATTTGATGCCTGTGTTAAGAAGTGCAGGCTATGTTAGTTTATTAGATGTAAAAATAGCAATAAAAGATTTGAGTTTCTTGTTGAATCAACCCGCTACTTTGATTGAAACTGGTATTAGCTACAAAATCTTGACCACTGATAGTACTGATTACACACAACTGGGCGCCACATCCAATACGCCTGGCCAAACATTTACCGCAAGTAGTCCTGGGTATGGTAACGGAACGGTGGCAATTGATGCGCAACAATTTGAAGAAGGTGATTACATCTGGTGTTCCTTTGATGATAAGGTGGCTTCAAACAGTTGGAATGTGTATAGATTTACAGATATCAAAATCCGAGCTACTGATGTTATCTATAACAACAACATATTGACTATAACATGTAAAAATTTAATAAAAAATATTTTTGTAGGAGACTATGTAGGTATAGTGTTGGATTACCCTAGCATAAAAGGGTTGACTAATTTTTACAAGGTAACAAGTATTAAACTAAATTCGTTTACAGTAAATGCTACCATAACAGGATTTATAACTCCATTCCAGTACAGCGAAGAACTAATTGTGTTTGCATTGCTTACCAGTCGTGCCACGAGTATTGATGACATTGACAGGATTTTGTTAGCCAATCCAAAAACTCAAAACGTCATCTGGACAGATGACAGGGGCGACGGAAACTGGGCTAGCTGGGTTTACGATCCTGTCTATATGCAATCAACTGCCTCGGTGCGCGATCCTAGCCTCAACTACCAATATGGAAAAACCATAGCACTAAATCGTATTGGTACAAGAGCAGCTGTGGGGTCCGCCACCGGGCAAGTGGTAATTTATAATAAAATTGGCAAAACATCAGCTTGGCCATATAGACAAACTATTCCAGCTCCATACATTGCATCGGCTGATGTGAACAACTTGAACACTATTGCAACTGTATTGGCATTTTCTTCCGATAGTAAATGGCTGGCAATTGGATCGCCTTATGCAGGTCATGCAGCCACTAGATATTTGGGGGAATTTAATGACGGGATCTCTTACAACGAAGGAGACATTGTTTCTTATCTAGAAACATATTATCAAGCGTTATTGAATGTGTCACTGAATAAAATTCCCAACGCGGCAACACCATATTGGAAGATTATTTTCTATATTCCTGTTGATTCTTTAGCTGTCAATTCTGGATTGAATGCGCAGGGTGTGGTGTCGCTGTATGTACAAGATGCAAATAGCAATTACAACCTGGTAGACACCATTATAAGCCCTTATCCTGCAGCCAATGAAAATTTTGGTTCATCTTTGGCATTTGATAGTACTAATTTGTATATTGGTGCCACGGGAGCAAACAATGCGGCTGGTCGTGTATATAAACTAAATTATATTGAAATTACACAAGCATCTACATTTTACGACGATGTTGGCAGCGCAGACACCACAGTGCATGTTACTAGCACAGCCGGAATCTTGTCTGGACAATCTATTCAAGGAACAGGATTTACATCCGGACAAACAGTCAAATATGTGCTGACTAGATTGTCGTTTGCAGCAGTGCCTGGAAATCCTAATTACATTAAAGATGTTGCAAATAATCTAGTAAATTTATCGTTTATAACACCAGGAACAATAGTTTCAGGCAATAATATTCCTATTGATACTGTGGTAATAAAATCTGGAAGAGATATCTCAGGAAAAACATATGTACTTGTAGGCGCAGAAAAAGATCTCACTCAATCAATATCAACGATTCAATTTGCAAACACCGTGGTTACAGCTTCATTTGTGGTAGCTAACTTAACAAGTGATGCAACACTTGTTCTATCTGCCGGTCCTGAATCGCAACCAAACGGACTATTGACATTTGTCGACACATCTTGGGCATATAACTTATTGAGTACACTGTCCGGTGAAGATGGTCATAATTATTTTGGTAGCACCCTATCCTTGAGCAACGATGGCAAAACCTTGCTGGTATCTGCCACCGGAGGAGAAATAGGAGCTGTCTATATCTATAAAGATCTAGGACATGGTTTTTATCTAAACAACAAACTCTTAGGTTCATATAATCAATTTGGAAAAAGTACTACGGTATCAGATAATGGTAAATTTATTGCTACCACTGATATTTTATCCTATGACGAAACAGATATTGCACGACACGGAACAGTCAGTGTCTATTCTCTAACTACTGACAACGACTACATCAAGTTTCAAGACATAGTAGATCATTTTGCAGATACTGGCAGTAATTTTGGAGACACTATTTCTTTCATGAATGACAGCGATACCTTGGTCATTTACAGTGAAAATGCAGCAGGCCCGCAAACAACGTCTTTTGATAAAACTACAACAACATTTGATAAATCATCAACGAATTTTATAACATCTGTAATAGGCAGCGGCCGCATAGATGTATATGACAGATATAATACAAAATGGGTGTTCAGTGAAACAATATCCAACCCTGACGAAAATTTTGACGGATTTGGATCTGGTTTTGCAGTTGGAACTAACAGTATTTTTGCGGGCGCTCCCTTGGCCACTGTTAAGGATCAATCAGATGCAGGAATAGTTTATATTTTTAACAAACCCTCTGATGTGTTTAGTTGGAAACAAACCAGAACACAATCGCCTGTAGCTGATATTAGTAAACTTAAGAAATCATTTTTATACAACAAAAAAACAAATCAACTGATAACTTATCTTGATGTAATTGATCCCATTCAAGGTAAAATTGCAGGACCTGCCAATGAAGAATTATCATATAAAACTTTTTATGATCCTGCAAGTTATTCTTATAGCGACGGCACATATGCTGTCAATACAAATAAACAAACATTTTGGTCAAAAAATCAACTGGGAAAATTATGGTGGGATCTGAGAACAGCAAAATTTTATACACCGTACTTCTCTAATGTGCTTTACAAATCTAACAACTGGAATAAATTGGCTCCAGGTGCCAGTATTGATATTTACGAGTGGGTTACTTCTTCATTATTACCGGACGTTTGGGATACACAAGCTGATACAGCAGCTGGAACTGCGTTGGGCATAAGCGGTAAGAGTTTGTATGGCAACAAAGCATATTCTGTTAGACAAAGATACAACAGCGTAACAAAGAAATTTGTAAATGTTTACTATTTCTGGGTAAAAAACAAACGAATAACACCAAATGTTTCAAGCAGGAAAATAGCTGCTCTTAGTGTATCTAAGTTAATTGCAAGCCCATTGACTGAAGGCTATACATACCTGTCCTTGCTGGGAACAAACAGTTTTAATCTCAACAATGCTTATGAATACATGGTTAATGCTGATGTTGTTCTATCCATTGAATACTGGACCACAGATACTATACATAGAAATATTCACAGTCAGTGGAAATTGATAAGCACAGACACAATAGTAGATTTGCCACACACAATAGAACAAAAATGGATTGATAGTTTATGCGGTGCGGACGCGGCTGGCCGTGTGGTTCCAGATCCAAAATTACCACCTAAATTGAAATACGGCGTAGAAAATAGACCGCGTCAAGGCATGTTTATAAATCGTGTTGAAGCTTTGAAAGAATTTGTAGAAATTGCCAACGTGTCACTGTTACAGCATCAAATTGCCAAAAACTATAATATAAGTCAATTGGAGTCATACGACAAACCTCCAACCAAAATTTCTGGATTGTATGACAGTGTGTTGGATACAGATGCCGAGCTTGTGTATGCCAATGTAAATTTATTTCAAAGACCCTTGGTGGCTCCAATAATAACTAATGGCAAAATTACTGCTATCAAAATTACAAATCCTGGCAAGGGATATTTAACGGCACCGTATATACAGATTGTAGGTTCAGGTGAAGGCGCCCATGTGAGAGCAGTTATTGACACATTAGGAAAAATCGTATCTGCAGAAATCATAAACGCTGGACAAGGATATAATGACGACACCGTTTGTATCATACGAGACTACTGTGTTCTGTTAAACAGTGATACACAAGCTAATGGCAGTTGGAGTATATACTCATACGATCCTACATATGTCAATTCTGTTTCAAAAGAAATTACCGGCATATGGTCAAGAATATTAACACAGACTTTTGATGTTAGGAATTATTGGAACTTTGTTGATTGGTACGGATCATATACCGATGCTACTGGCAAGGTAAGTTTCACAGCAACACAATTCACGGCCGCTGATTTTAGTATACAAACTTATGCAGATCTAAATCTTATTAATGTTAGTGTAGGGCAAGTTGTCAAGGTACTTACAGTAAATTCGGGAGGGTGGGAGTTGCTGTACAAGTATGCAGATGTTATCAGTGTTGATTGGACTCAAAGTTACAGTGTGGTAGGCATACAGAACGGAACAATTCAACTGAGTACCAATCTTTATGAAACAAGTTCTACTGCTATTGGTTATGATGCTAGCATCTATGATAATAGCTCCTTTGACATCAAGGCCACTGGAGAATTGAGAAAAATACTTAATGCATTGAAGAATGATATTTTTATCAATGATTTGAAGCAAACTTATTTGAATTTATTTTTCAGTAGTGTTCGCTATGCCCACAGTGAACAATTGTATCTTGATTGGATTTTTAAAACCAGCTTTATTAGAGCCACTCACAATGTTGGTTCATTGGGTCAGCCAGTGTTTTATCCGGTGGATAATCTTAGCAATTTTAAAGATTATATAGCAGAAGTAAAACCCTATAAGACAAAAATTAGAGAATACATCAGCAACTATACATCTTTAGATACATCCAAATCTGCTGTAACAGATTTTGATTTGTCGCCAATAATTAGTAAAAATGTACTGGCCATCATAGATACACAAGTAGTGAACGGGAAAATAAGTGCAAACAATTCACTCATTAGATCATATCCTTGGAAATTCTGGATTGATAACGCAGGATACTCAATAACTGAAATAAAAATAATCAACGGCGGCAGTGGCTATGTAACCCAGCCGCAGGTGGTATTTACAAGCACGTCTGGCTCTGGTGCAACAGCTCAGGCATTTTTTACCAATGGAGTAATCAATCGACTGATACTGTTGACGCCAGGCAGTGGCTATCTATCTGCACCTTCGATACGCATTGTTGGTGGGCTAGCCGAAAATGGAACAGCAGCCAAAGCTGTAGCTATCATAGGTGATACTAAGGCTAGAACAAATCTGATTGGTTTAAAATTTGACAGATTGACGTATACCAACTATATCGATTCTCTCGACGTTAATGAGAATTTTACGGGAACTGGTTCTCGATTGCAGTTTCCGCTAGCATGGGCTCCGGATATTTTGATTGGAAAGTCATCGGTATACATAAACAACACAGTGGTGTTACGAGAACTTTACACACTGCATATGATTTCTTCAGTAGTTGACGGATATACACATTACTCTGGTACAATCACATTTGCTACAGCGCCAGACAAGTCCGCTACCATTACTGTGAAATACAAAAAAGATATATCTTTATTGAATTCAGCAGACAGAATTGCATTTTTCTACAATCCTGCCGCGGGAGAATTGGGTAAAAATCTCAATCAACTTATGACTGGTCTTGATTATGGGGGTACGGTGGTTGGCAATCTTGGATTCAACACCAACAGAGGTTGGAACGATGTGCCGTATTCTACCAATGCATGGGATGTATTTGATCCTGCGTTTAATGATTATATAGTAACGGTGGCATCTAACAGCTCATACAGTTTTAGATTACCTTATACTCCTGCCGTTGGCACTGAACTTAATATATATTACCAGCCGTTGGCAGTGACATCTGTACCTGCAGATGGTGCCTCTTTGATATATCCTTTTAATCTCTACATTGGCTTGGTAACAGTTTCTGTAACCACTTTGGTACACTCGGTGAGTGCAGACAATCTTACTGCCACCGCACGAGGTTACGATAATGTGACTAACTATTCAATCTCAACCAAGTTGCAATCTGTACTAACAGCTATAGCCGGTGCTGCAGGTCAGAGCATAATTTTATTCAGTCAAGTTGACAATTTGGTAGTAGGACAGTTTGTGTCTGGCCGTGGTGTGCAATTAAATAGCAAGATAATATCCATATCAGGAAATTTTGTTACTTTATCTACTAATCTTACCCAAGATGTTTTTGGAAATTACAATTTCTTCACACTGGGTAAAACACTTGTATTGAATAGCACAGCTGGTATATTGGTAGGAATGAGTATTATTGGTGCAGGATTTACTAAACAATCAGTTGAGAAAGTGGTAAATGCAACAGAATTAATTTTATCAGCTCCGCCATCTTTAATTCCAACAACCGGAGAATTGTTTCATTTCACTGACAACAGTGCAGGTTCTACAATATTGAAGGTTTCATCAGTTGCCAACTTGAGAGTTGGGGATGTGGTAACTTGTAATCAAACTGGACTATTTGGATATAATACCAAAATTGTTTCCATAGATTCTGCAAATTCAACAGTGACTCTTGCTCAAATTATATTTGAAAATATCAGTAACAACATACAGTTGACATTTACAAGAATATTGAGTCAAGCAGTTGATTATATTTCTTATGCCAACGGCACTGTATTATTGTCCAACCCAGTTCCAACCGGCAGTACAGTCAACACATACGGCAAACTAGACCCTATAAGAATTGATGCTGCTGATTTTGATACTGTGGCCAATTCTTCTGCTAGCAATCCATATGCTGTGATGGCTCCCATTATAATAGGCACTACCCAGCCGCCAAATCTAGTTACGATTCCTCTAGTCAATAACTCAAACAATTATATTATCAATATACCGCAGGTATTTACAGCAAGCGCCGGCGATACATTCATAATTCGTCAAAGCACAAGTGATGGATCAGTAACTCCGTTTGATTATGATTCAGATATCACCGGCGGCGATTTGGCTTATGCTACTGCCAGGGGAATTGCTGCTGATGATATAGCCATTGATGGAGATGGGTTTGTCACAACTTCTACAAGCCCAGCACCTGAAGAAGTTGTACCGGGGCAAGTGGTAGACACCGTGGCGATCAAAGTGTTTGATAGACCAACAGCAGGAAATGCAGAAATACATGTGGACAATTACACAACAGATGGTGTTACATCCTCATTCAAATTTAAACAAATTCCCAGCAGTGCTAGATCCATAATTGTAAAATTAGGCAACACTGTAAAAACTTTTAGTGATGATTATGCCATTGATTACGCCAATCAAACCATTACTTTCAATACACCGCCTGTAACTAATCAAATTGCAACTATTTTTACAGTTGGTTATTCCGGTGAGAATATACTGGACATTGAATATTTTGTAGGCAACGGATCCACTAAGGAATTTATCACCAGTGCTCGTTGGTTAGTGAATGTAACTGCTTTGGTTCATGTTAACGGAGTGACTAGTGAATTCACATTGTTTAAAACAGACAATACATATACTCTAAGTAATGTAGTTGGGATAAGATTTTCTAATGCTCCTGCTAGTGGAGATTTGATAAACTATATAATTGTTAGTGGTAATGATTCATCTTTCTCTGTAACCAATACAGAGCGTATTGCAACTGATGGCAACTATACATACGCTCTTAACAATATGGTTGGCAAATCACTACCAAATGAATCTAGTATGATCGTGAGAGTAGACCAAACAATTTTACCAGCTCCTATCTCTATGTATTTTAAAGTTAGTGCCAATAGATTAAACTATGCAATTGATACAGATAGGGTGGCATCAAGATCAGTTAATGAGGCGCAAATTTTAGTATTGGTTGAGAATGATATTTTACTCAACGGGCGAGATTACACTGTAGACTTGACTGGCATTGTTGTTAAAATTACTCGTCAAACATATAAAAAATATTCTGGCAAAGATCTGATTATCAGTGTAACAGCAAACAACGGCTATGTTTATGATGCAATAAATGGAAAAATAACTTTTGCATATGCCTATGATAATTCTCGTGTAGTTGAAGTTATATCCTCTTACCAACACGATTATCTTAATATTCAAAGAACAGCATTCACTGCCCAGTCTTTAGTCAATATAACTCCTGATCTTACAGTGTCTTACCAATATCAAAATACCATAGGTGGTTTTATCAGTCTGGACAGGACTGTACTTAATGAAAATTATGTATGGGTGCTGAAAAATTCAGTGTTGTTGACACCAGGCGTGGACTTTGTATTGGCTGATAACAGAACAAGTATACAACTGACCAGCGATCTAGTTGCCAGTGATACTGTGGACTTGATTACATTTGGCAGTAACATTCTTAAATCTGGTATTGCATATATGCAATTTAAAGACATGCTGAATAGAAAAGTATATATTAGATTGGGAAAAAACAAACAAACCACGCTGGCACAAGATTTGCACTGGAATTCTACAGAAATTGTGTTGACTGATGCTACAAATTTTACCGGAAGCAGCGCAAAACAAGATCGACCAGGCGTTATTGAAATACGAGGAGAACGAATTGAATATTTCAGCAAAATTGGAAATATCTTGAGATTGTTACAAAGAGGGACCCACGGCACCGGTATTAATAATTTCAACAAGGCAGGAACCTTTGTGCAAGATATTGGACCGAGTGAAATAATTCCCTACAAGGATTCTGCCAGTACTACAACTGTGATTTCTAATGGTAGTGACACAGTGCCCTTGGCATTTGCTCCAGCAAGTGCAAACGAAATTGAGGTATTCGTTGGAGGATATGACACAACTGCGGTTTGGTCTCCAAATACCATATATGAAAAGGATGTGATAGTAAATGTTGGATCTTACACCTACAAAGCAAAAATTCGTCATACCAGCGCCAATGCGTTTAGCACAGATACTGATAAGTGGATATTTTTTGTAGGCAATATTAGACTTAAAAAAGAAACCTACAGTATTTTTAACGTGAACAAAGCTCCTTACGGTCCTGCAGGTGACATCACAATGAATCCTGCACAAGATGGTACTGGCAAGCCAGATTTTACTGTGGACGGCTACAGCAATCAACTGAAGTTATCCAATGTATTATCGATAGGAACTCGTATCACGGTTGTGAAAAATAGCGGTATTGAATGGGATAGTCAAATGAATATTTTAGATGATACTGGACCTATAGCTCAGTTTATCAAAGCACAACCGGGAATTTGGTATTCTGAATACAAATAAATTATAAAATACCTAGATTATAATAGCAGATAAATAATTCACAAAGAGAGATCACTATGCAGACTAAAGACGCAACGGGAATTCATGTAGAAGGGCACATAAAGATTTTTGACCCTGTTTCAAATGAAATTTATATCAATAAACGCAATGCAATTCATTATGAAAACATGAGTATTGCTCTAGCACAATCGTTGGCCAACAGCACCACCGGCGGATTCATTTATCAAATGGACTTTGGCAACGGCGGCACTGCAATTGATCCCACTGGCATCATCACATACCTTACACCAAATTCAAATGGATCAAATGCCAGTTTGTATAATAAAACATATTCTAAAGTTGTAAATCCTTCCAGTAGTACCAATATTGACCCCACTAGAAATTTTACAGAAGTAAGACATGCAACTGGAACCAATTACACAGATATCTTTGTTACTTGCCTATTGGATTACGGAGAACCCGACGGTCAAACAGCATTTGACACCACAAACGCAACAAACAGCACATTCACATTTGATGAATTGGGTTTAAAAAGCTACAGCTCTACCAATGAAAGTTTACTTCTTACGCATGTGATTTTTCATCCTGTATTAAAAAGTCTAAACAGATTGATACAGATTGACTATACTGTTAGGATACAAAGTCTAACTGGCCTTGTGTCTGTATAAGGAGCGCCAAATGACATATCAAGTTCAGTTTACAGATTCCGCAAATCCTAATAAGCCGCCATTCACTGTGTCAGACGGCACTGTAAATACCAGTGCAACCAGTTTGGGTTTTGTGGGTCAATCATACCCAGGTTATGCTCCTATTATTGCTGATAATCTTTTGCACTTATTAGAAAATTTTGCCGCTCCCAACAGTCCTCCTAACCCCGTTCAAGGCCAGTTGTGGTATGATACCAATACTAATATTTTAAAAGTTTATGATAGTACCAATTGGGTTACAGCGGGAAATTTAAAGAAAGGTACCGGTGCGCCTGCTGTAGCAAACAGTCTAGCGGGAGATTTGTGGGCAAACACTGCAACAAATCAACTGTATCTATTCACTGGCAGCAGTTGGGTGCTGGTTGGACCGCAGTATAGTATTGGCACACAAACTGGACCAAGTGTAGAAACTATTATAGATTCAAACAATTTCAGTCATTATGTGGTTGCATTATATGCCAATAACAGTATTATTGCAATCATCAGTAAAGAAAAATTTATTCCCAAATCTATCATAAATGGCTTCAGTATCATAAACGAGGGAATAAATCTTAGCTCAGTAGATGCTACTAGTACCGTAAATCCAACTAGATTCTGGGGCATAGCTCAGCAGGCCGATGCCTTGCTGTACAATGGAACCACTGTGGTCGCCCAGAATTTCTTAAGAAGCGATATCATCAGCACAACCAGTAATCAATTTAATATTCAATCCGATTCTGGTCTAGCAATAGGTGCCAATTTAGGACTAATTGTTGATATCGAAGCTGGTTCTCCAACAATAAAATCCACAGTCAGTGGAACAAATTTCAATTTGAAATTGACCAATGTGGTCGGGTCAACCAATGTGATTGTGCATGTTGACTCCTCGGGCAAGGTTGGAATCAACAAGCTAGCTCCAACAGCTGAATTGGATGTGGTTGGCCGTATTGCCACAAATAACGGGTTGACTGTTACAGGCACTGATGATAGTTCTTTTACTCCAGGAACTGCATTTACCAATGCAACTGGCAGTATTTTAACACAGGGCGGAATGGTAGTAGCTAAGAAAAGTATATTGGGTGATGATGTAACAAGTTACGGGCAATATTTTATAAATTACCTAGATGCCGGCAACAATCCAATTGCAGCCAGTGTTATTCTACCAGGGTATTCAACCAGTTCAGTTGAAGCTGCCAGTTTAAACATTCCTAATGTTACACGGCCAGTATACGATATTGGATCAAGTACAAGAAGTTTCAGGAACATATATGCTTTGAATTTTTCAGGAAATTTCACAGGAACATTTACTGGAACTCTAGAAGGCAGCGCCAACGGCTCCGCAGCAGCGTTGTCCAGTCCAACAGTGTTTAGTCTAATTGGCGATGTTACCAGTAACAGTGTTAGCTTTAATGGTCAAACTGAAACCGGTACCGCTGTATTCAACACAGCAATCAGTTCAAATTTTATTTCTAGCAAGCAAGTGGCAACTGAATCATTGCTAACTGACACCATATTGGCATACAGATCTGGTGCAGGGCTGTTGCAAATGCCTAAATCTGTATTGATCAAAAATCTAGCCACAGTACCAGTTGGCTCGCTATTGCCATTTGCAGGAACAACTGTACCAACTGGCTACTTGTTATGTGACGGTTCTGAAGTTTTAATTGCAACTTATCCAGATTTATATTCTGTAATTGGTTATTCTTACAAAGCACCCGTACTACTAGATGGTCTTGGATCATTCGGATTGCCAGATCTAAGAGGCAGATTTCCGTTAGGTGCAGATAACATGAACAATAATATCACTGTGCCTAGCAAGGACGGATCGGGCAATTTAGTAAATACAACTCTGGACCTTAATGGAAATCCTAGTAATGTGGCTCATAGGGTAAACGATGTAACTGCAACGGTTATTGGCGAGGGAAATGTTACCGCAACTGGAACTGTTCAGTTGGCTGCTTCTAACTTGCCAGATCATACTCATAGTCTCAATGATGGAACCAGCCAATTTTATGCTGTAAACACTCCTTCAGAAGCTCAGGACAGAAATGCTGTGTCAAACAAGGGTACTACAGGGTTGCCAGGCACGGGTGCAGCCATATTGAATACTGGCAGTGTGAACGGAACCATCGGCGCTTCAATAAACATAATGAATCCGTATCAAACGATTAATTACATAATTTTTACTGGTATAATTTAACATGAGCTACAATATCACTCTTACTAATGGCACAAGTTTAGCAGTTGTTGCAGACGGCCAAATTGACCAGTTGCATACAGATATAACTTTGATTGGCAAAAATTCTACCAGTTACGGATTATTTTTTAATACTAATTTTGTGCATTTGCTGGAAAATTTTGCCAGTGTCAGTGCTCCTAACTACCCGCTGAATGGTCAACTGTGGTATGATTCTGGGGAACGAAGATTAAAAGTTTATGATTCTGTTTCCAAATCTTTCAAAGGCACTAGCGGAACATTGGTTTCAGCATCTGTGCCCAGCACCATCACAACAGGCGATCTCTGGGTAGACACTGCAAATGGCCAATTGTGGTTCAATGATGGTATTGCTAACCGTTTGGCAGGCCCTGCTTATTCGATATCTCAACAAATCAGTGGCTTCAATGTGGAAACGGTGCTGGATATCAACGGTGGATCGCATACCATTGTGGTCCTGTATGTGGCAAAAACTATTTTAGGTATCTTTAGCAAAGATACTTTTGTACCATCCACTCCTATAAGCGGATTTACCACAGCGGCACAATTTTCTGGTTATCAAGTTGGTAATGTTTTAACAGTGACTGCCGTTGCCAGCGGAACATTGAGTGTTGGTCAAAATGTTTTTGGTAGCACTGTGCTGACAAATACCCAAATAACTGATCAATTAACAGGAAATACCGGCAAGATAGGGACCTATACAGTAAGCAACAGTCAAACTGTTGCCAGTGCATCTTCACCGGCATCGCTAACATCAACCAATGATATCATCAATATTGGATTCAATGCAAGTTCCTATCCTGGCATAACCTTTGATGTATTGACCAGCAAGGCAAATTCATTGTTGGCAACGGATGGCAGTCTAAAAACAGCAGAAAGTTTTTTATCCACACAATCTAATAGCTCAACCATAGGCACAATTGTGATACAAAACAATAATGCACTAGTGATTGGTGCAAATTCAGATGTTAATTTAGGAATTAATTCTGCTATCAATACATTTACCTTAAGATCTGCTGCTGTAAACCAAAATTTGCAGTTTATTGTGTCCAGTAACGGTACACCTAAAACTCCAATCTTTGTAAATGCTGCAACTCAGCAGGTGGGTATTTTTACAACGTCTCCAACAGCAACATTGGATGTGGCTGGAGATGTTGTGGTTGAAGGCAATTTAACTGTAAAAGGTACTACTGAAATTATAAGCAGTACAACGGTAACTATAGCAGATAAAAATATTGTTCTAGCACAAACTCAAACACCAACGGATATCACAGCCAGCGGCGGCGGAATCACAGTGGCAGGGCAAACGGCAAAGATCATAAGTTGGTCAGACACTGCCACAACCGCAAGTGCATCTTCAAATTTGGGATACTGGAATTTTTCAGATTCTGTCAATGTTGGAACATCGGGCACTAGTTCAGGTTATTATCTAAACGGGCAACCAGTTGTTAGTAGGAATATCGGTAACACTCAATTCAGTTTAGGAACCAATGTTACATCAGCACCCGGTTTGACCAGTGTTGGCATACTGAGCAGTTTACAAGTTGGAAACTTGGCAATATATGGAAATTATCTAGCCTATACAGGTATACAAACCAACGGGAATATTCTATTGCAACCAAAGGGCACCGGATCGGTTGATGTGGATTCCAGCACTATTATAAATGTGGCTTCTCCGATAAATTTTTCCGATGCAGCAAACAAAAACTATGTGGATTTTACCACCCAGCAGATTCCGCTTGGAATCAGTTTGAACACAACTGGATTGAACAACACAACCATCGCTACAACACTGTTATCCAAGATTTTTCCTGTAGTAGAGCATGCACCTCTTACAGTGTGCAGAATTCAATGTAGCGATCTCATACTTAAACAGTACCAAATAGTTGGTGGTGCCTGGACTTATCAGTTTGATATCGTTTAAATCTAATCGCCAAACGATATAAATATAAGAACAGGGGACGGGCGAGATGTCATACAGAATAAATCATTATAACGGTACATTATTAACCACAGTAGCAGATGGAACTGTGGATTCAAGCACAGACCTTACACTAATTGGCAAAAATTATGCAGGTTATGGCACTGCTCAAAATGACAATTTTGTGTGGTTGCTGGAAAATTTTGCCAATATCACCCAACCTCCACTGCCCTTGTTTGGTCAAATATGGTTTGACAGTGGCAATAACAAGTTAAAGTTTTATGACATAAACGGATTTTGGCGCACTGCCGGCGGCACCGAAGTCAGCGCTCTGCCTCCAACGGGACTTACCATTGGTGATCTTTGGTTTGATACCACAACTGATCAGCTGTTTGCATACAATGGAAATCCTGCAGATCCTTATACCTTGATTGGCCCTCAGGCAGTGGCAGGTGAACAGGGGTTAACAGAGATGCAGAGCGTTTCTGTCAAAGACGCCGCCAACCAATCCCACGCCATAATTCAAGCCATTATCAACGGCGTTGTGGTGTTTATCGTAAGTGCTGATGCAGCATTCACTTTGAATGCCATCAATCCTATCTTGGGATTTGATAGAATTCATCAAGGACTTACCCTTGCCTACACCAGACAGGCTGATAATGGCGTTACCAACACCAGCGCAACTCATCGTTGGTGGGGAACAGCAACTAACTCTGATAGACTTAACGGCCTTTTGGCCAGTAGCTATTTGCAAAGCGACAATCCTGTTTTCACTGGTATAGCTAATTTTCCCGACAATGGATACACTGTGGGTGGCGCAGCTGGAGTATCCAACCCCAAATTAAAAGTAAGTATCACTAACAGCGGGCAAACTCCCACTATTGAAAATGTTATCAATGATACTATTACCTTTCAAACCCGCAGTCAAGCAACAATACTTTATCCCTTAACAATCAAAGGCAGCGATATACTGCCCGGCGGCCCATTAAATATCAATAATTTTTCGTCTGATAATGTAAACAATCTTGGAAGTGCATCTGCAAGATGGGCCAATGTGTATGCAATCAATTTCAATGGCACAGCAACCAATGCCAATTATCTAATACTTGGTAGCAGTCCTGTTAGTGCCACAACAGCCAGTGTGGCCACTACAATTGTGGCTAGAGATGCAGCTCAAGACATTTTTGCCAATGTGTTTCACGGCACAGCTACCAGTGCCAATTATGCTGACTTGGCAGAAAAGTATCTAGCAGATGCTGAGTATGAAGTGGGCACAGTGGTAAGCGTGGGCGGCTCTGCCGAAATTACTGCATCAAAAAAAGGTGATCTGCCGATTGGTGTGATAAGTGAAAATCCTGCATTTAGAATGAATCAAACACTGGTGGGCGGAGTATATGTTGCACTTAAAGGACGGGTGCCAGTAAAAGTACTGGGCTCTGTAATCAAGGGACAACGGCTAATTGCAAGTGATTTTGGACATGCTCAAGTGGCCGGTGATAGAATAGACACTTTTGCCATAGCGTTGGAAACTAACGCAACACCAACAGTTAAACTAGTAGAATGCGTCATACTGTAAAAATACTAAATTGTCAAATACAAGGTAAAATATGACTGTTTCTACAGCTTTATTCACAGGATATATTAATAATGGTACCAACGGATCTACGGGTACCCGGCTCACGGTAACCAATGTATCATCTGGCACAATCTATTTGGGCATGATGCTCGGTGATACAACTGGCGCAGTCTTGGCCACCACAAAAATTTTGGTTCAGTTGACTGGTGTGACTAATGGAGTTGGCACATACACTGTGAGTCTTGGACAAACAGCGGGTACCAGCAGTGCCCAATTAACAATAACTGGTACCACAGCCGGCAAAATATTAAAAAGTGATTACAACATTTTGCAATCAAAAATAGCATTGATCATGGGCAACGGATCTGGTGCTTACGGCTACGGGCAAAGCAGCCCACAATTTAAAAGCAGTCAATTGAGCGGCACGGGCATAACCATTAGACCGGCGGAGTGGTCCAATTTGCGAAACGACATTGTGAATGCCTACTATCATCAAGGATCCCAGGGCAGTTTGCCTGTGCCTGCTGTGCCCGCACAGGGATCTGCTATACTGGCTACGGACTACGGGAATTATTCCAATTTGATACAGTCAGTTTATACCAATGCCACAGTGACTCCGCCATCTGGCCAAGCAAGCCGTATCAGCTTTCCTGCAGGAACACGCACCAGTGCATGGAATGGCACAGTGTACCATACCGTGACGTTGACCTTTGATACTGCAAATGCCGCTAGGTATTATTTTAATTCAGGCAGTAATTTTCAATTTTCTGCCAGTTTGATTAATTATCCAGGCTCTCCGGGTTACGGAGTTGCCAGCACCAGTTATGCCAAGGACACAGACTGGAACCTGTTGTTGACCAACATGGGTACCATTACTTTTGATGTTAGGGGAACCAGTACAACTGGTTCTTATACCACAATTGGTGCCAGCACGGGTTTTTATCAGCTGACTACCAGCTCTCAGAATATATTTCAAAAGAAAACTACCAGTCCAACATATACCAACAATCAGTATGATATTTTGGCCAGTGTAGATGCTACTGGAAGGATCATTACTTTTAGCATACAGTTTCAAGATCTAGATACTGGCTCACCCATAGATGTAAATGTTGAAGGCACATTGACCAGCACAGTTCAGGCCTATTATGCAGACGGCAACAATGTCAAGGTAAGTTTGCCCAGCTACACTGCAACAATGACGGGCGGTGCTATAGTGGTTCCAACACCAGCTCCTACGCCAGCGCCAACGCCAGCTCCTACACCAGCACCACCTGGCCCTACACCAGCACCAACACCTGCTCCTACACCAGCACCAACCCCTGCGCCAAACCCAAGTATCAGCTCAATCACAGCCAGTCCAAATCCAGCCACTAACGGCCAAACAATAACTTTCAGTATCACCGTGATTAATATGCGTGCTGAGCTGGGGGCACCTCCAGGCAATGGCTTTGGCATATTATACATAGGAGTTTATGATAACACTGGCTCTGCCGTTGGCCTTAGTGGATATTATTATCCTCCCGCGCAGAACGGAACTGTGGTAATTACCCACGCAATAACATTCCTGTCGATTCTGGCTCCTTACACAAGTAGCGCTGTGCTGACTAATTACCCGGGAACACAAATCTCAGGACCAACTATCACTCTAGCACCTGCTCCAACGCCAGCACCTGGCCCTTATTATGGTACCATTGCGTTTGTTCCGGCTGGTCCTGTGGTGTCTGGTACCAGTGTATCATTCACTGCCACAGCGTACAACGCCGTTGGTCAAGGTTGGGCTATAAACGTGGTAGACGGTAATGGTGTTTATCAAGCAAGTACCTCTGGCATTGTTTCAAGCAATCCGCAAACTTTCACAACCAGTTTCGTGACTAATTTTGCTAGCGGAACACCTACTAATGGTTACTTTGATATTGGTGGTTTACCAGTTGAGGTCAGAAGCTTGTCAGTGACTCCAGTGACTCCAGTGCCCTATTTCAGCAGTTATGGTTGGAGTCCAGCTGGACCCATCGTGGCAGGCACATCAGCAGAATTTCATGCCACTGTAGTAAATGGTGTGGGCTTGCAGTACTCAATTGGTATAACTGGGGAAGCGCCATTCACTGGCACAATTGCAACCAATCCGCAGTATCTCAATGTATTCAAGTCATTGCAGAGCAGTACTGCGGCCTCTGCCACAGTGAGCGGGGGGCTGGGCACAGTCACTGATACTATTGTGGTAAATGCAGCGCCAACGCCAGCACCAACACCACCATATACACCACCACCAACACCAGCACCTACGCCAGCACCAACACCTACGCCAGCTCTATGCCAACCGTACGGCACATTCATAGTTTATTTCTGCAGCGGTGGAAACAGATATGCCAACTACTATGACGGAACTGTGTCAGCAAATGGAACTTGTGGATATTATTATGCATTGGTAACTGCCAATGACAGTGTAAATTGCGGGTATGTGCCGCCAACACCAACACCTTATTTTAGTAGTCACGGTTGGAATATTGGTCCTACAGTGACTGTAGGAACAGTTGGCGCTTATTCAGTTACTGTTGTAAATGCTGTGGGTTCGAGCTATACAATAACAATTGTTGGATACCCTTCTAGTTCAGGGATAATTTCAAGTAGTCCGCAAACACTAACGGCAGTTGCTCAATTAAATACGGCAACAGCAATACAAGATGGTTATGCAATTGTTACCGGAGCTGGATCTGTAAGTGATAGTATTATTGTGCTTGCATCAACACCAGCACCAACACCTGGACCAACACCAGCACCAACACCAGCACCAACACCAGCTCCTACTGCTTATAATTGCTCTTTGGTAACAGGTCAGTTGGCTATAACTTATTGCGCCAATGGTTTTGGCGCGGGACCTATTAGATATAATGCAACATACACTGGCGCGAATGCAAGTGGTGCTGGCGCTAATACTGGAAATCCTTATTATGACTGTGTGGTTACTGTTACTGTTGTTGCTGAAAACGATCCCACATGCCCTGGATATGTGGCACCCACACCTGCGCCGACACCAGCTCCAACGCCAGCACAAATCAACTGCTATTCATACACACTTCAAGATGCGTTCTCAATATGTGACGGTGTTACTGGCAATAGAAACTACTATAATTATACTGGCGGTCAAACTGGGGCTCACACCACAACCCTTGCGGGTGATTGTGCAACACAGTTGTATAGAACTGCATTGAATGTTCCAGGTTGTCCTGGATATGTGCCGCCAGGACCAACACCAGCACCAACACCTGGACCAACACCAGCACCAACACCAGCACCAACACCAGCACCCACAACAGGAACAATAGCTTGTAGTGCAGTAGCCGGATTATACGGAATACCTGCTGATTATACTGTGGGAACCGCAAGTTACACCGCAAATTATGATAGCTTTGGAAATCCAACATATACATATAATGGTGGTTGTTCTCAAGCTCCAACGCCAGCTCCAACGCCAGCTCCAACGCCAGCACCCACACCCGCACCAACGCCAACACCACGCGGCACATTGATTTCCTCAGTTTGTCTTGGAGTCAACTTGTTCTCAGTTATTGCAGACGGTTCAGGCGGTACTTATACAACAGTAGAGTTTAATCAAGTTTGTTACGATACACTGTACCCACCCACACCTGCTCCAACGCCAGCACCAGTAAGTTGCCCAGCCGGTGGCACTCCAGCAGGACCTGCCTATTGCGATGGTACTACTCTCTATCAGCAAGTTTATACTGGTTATGCAGATGCACAAGGCAACTGTGTTACTGGAGCCAGTGTGATTAGACAAAATGATTCAAGTTGCGCTCCATATGTGCCGCCAACACCTGGACCAACGCCAGCTCCAACGCCAGCACCAACGCCAGCACCCACACCAGCGGCTTATTCTTGCTCTTCACTAGAAGGTGTTAGTGCATACAACGTGTGTGTTGGTTATGATTTGTACTACTATTCCTATACCGGGGCATCTATTGATTTTACTGGCAATCCAGGTCAAGACTGCGCAGTAACACTGGATAATATTCAGCATAATGCTGCTCAATGTTTTGTAGGTCCTCCAGCTCCAACGCCGGCACCAACACCAGCACCTACGCCAGCACCAAACCCAACGCCGGCACCAACACCAGCACCTACGCCAGCACCAAACCCAACGCCGGCACCAACGCCCACACCACCGGACTGGCCTCCATACGGTACATATACTGGATTATATTGTTATGGCGTTGATCAATATGCTCAGTATTCCAATGGAGTTGACGGATATTACTATGCAATAAACGAATATAACAGTCCATCTTGCGGCGGAGGAGCACCAGCACCAACACCAGCACCACAACCAACACCTGCGCCAACACCTGCGCCAACACCTGCCCCAACACCAGCACCGCCCAGTTGCTCTGTAGGAGCCTTGTGTGCTCAATATCAATATGGCTGTTACCTTGTCACATACTTGTATGACGCCGACTGCAACTGTCAATATGCATATTACGAAGATGCTTG